GGAACACCTGCAATCTTGCAGATGGTGATTAAACGCTTAATTATGCGGTGGGATTTAGAGATGGGAAACATCTTGTTTATTCTAGATACGGTAAGTTGTATATTAGTCTCTGTCATACTGTCACCAGCTAGTGCTAGACGCAGTGAGTCGATTTCTTGTTTATATCTTCTGAGGCTAGACTCGCGCACATTTCTAGATGTTAAAAACTTGGACAGTGTGTCAGAAAAGAGATGTTGTTTTTCTGACACGGAGGTCTGAGGCTTCAGGGCCTCAGCCTCCTCCCTGGTGTTGTGGTAGGATCTCACAACCTTGGAGTTTACCTTGTGCTCATACACCCATTTGCGTTTAGCCTTGACATAAAATATTGTAGCCATATGTTGGTCATACAATAACTGCCTTTCAGAGGTCAAGCCTCATTGTGGTTCCGTTTACATAGAAACCGAACCCACCATAATACTTTTCTAATGCGGGTGCACAGTCCAGGATGATTTTAAAACACCCCTTATTATGACAATAGTTTATTGCGTGCCTGACTAAATCTTTCCCTATGCCCTTCTTCCTAAACTCCTCAGCTACTATGAAATCATCTAGGAAGGCATAGGGTTGCCTATAGATCATTTTATCGACTAGCTGCACTGTGATGCTGCCCAGTGGCCTACCACAATCACTGAGGTATAAAAAAGTAGGACAGGTCCCCGCAAAGGACCTGTCCAAGTAGCACCGTTTCATCTCTTCTAGAGTGGTAAAAACTGGTGCGAATTCATTCAGTAAATCCATGTAGTGTTGGTCTAGGTCATGTAGATCGAGCCTTCTGATTTTCGATGTCTTGGACAAATGATTGCTCCTTCAAAAAAAGTTCTTTGATATAACCTTCATTTGGTAGCATTTCGACTATTGCCAATCGCTCATGGTGCTTGAATTTAGGCACATCACTGTAGGAAACATAGTGCGCTATCTTCGCCCCTGTTACACCCAGTTGGTGTTGGATCTGTGGGTAGTAATACTTAGGAATCCAACCCCTAAGGGCTTCTGCATGAGCACGGTCATTAGGACACTTAATCTCTAAAATAACTTCTCCATCGTCAGTGATTCCGTCCAAGCTAGCCATAAACCATGGAAAGCTTTCATGCTCCACACAAGCGGGAGTCATTTTTAAACCTGTCAAGTCCTCGTACATTTCGCGCACTATTGGTTCTAGGCGTTTACCCCTAGCCATGCGCTCATTCTCGTACATTTCACTAGCTATACCCAACTTACGATCCCGTAGCTCTTCTGGTTTACACCATGGATTTGCACCCATGAGTACTGCACAATCAGAACCACCTACCCCGCCCTGTCTCCACTGTAACCACTCTGCACCGCTCTGATCGAGTGTCACAAACTTGCAATTTGACATGCTTAATATCCTCATTATGATGTAATGGCAACTCTAATTCAGCCCTAAGCTGCATAAGCAGAATCTTCTCAGGCGAGCCTGGAAGAAACTTAGTTGGCTGATCAGGTAACATTGTAACATCATATACAAGAGGATGTATAGCCAATTTGCCCCTTTATTACAGTGGATTACTAAAACACCAAGATCCATCCCTACGCCTAGACATTTTTACCTTGCTCTCTGGGGGTGGAATCAGTGAGTGTATGTGGTCAGCAATAGCCTTAGCCACAGTGGGGCGTGTACGCGATCTATCCGCTCCCCGTTGTGCAGATGGGGCTTCTTTGGGATACACTTTTCCACTTTTACCGCGCATCTGATTGTTCCAAACCCCAGAGCTAGGCTTGCTAACTACTTGGGTTGGTTTCATAGGGGGCACATTGCGGGTGTGGAACATAGTCCTTTTAGACTCTTGCACACCGTGCTGGTAAGGTTGTAGGGAGAAGGTTGGTTTCTCACCTATTATTTTAGATGCGTGCCCATGCATAACCGGGTTCTCTATCATCACCCTGGATGCGTGTGGGGTGTTCAACATGCGTTTGAAATCCTCAGCATCCCTTTGCATGTCTTGCATTCGTGTAGGGTAGGCTAGCGTGCCATCTACCTTCTTCTGGGTTAGCCTACTCACCGAACTATTGGCCATGTTTGTACATGTTGGGTGGCCTAGAAGCAAATCCCAATGGTGCTTACCATCTAGTAAATCCCAATAGTTGCCCTGGTAATGATTTGTCTGGTCAACCTCGTTAGGTTTAAAATCAGCAGTAGTAACATGGTGTCCCAGCGTACGCAAGTGCGCTGCAACACCATTGCTACATTCTCCAGCAATCAGTATTTTTCCCATTACGCTACATTCTTTAATGCATTGCGTAGTCCATAGGCAGCTAGGGCAGCTAGAAACGACTGTCCAGCTTGCTCAAAGTGTCCTTCTGAAAGTTGGAATAGTGCTAACCCAAGTAACCCTGCACAAGCTAAATAAGTTTTATACCCTTCCATAATTAGACTCCTTTAAGTTTTTTGAGTTCTTCTTCAACATCAATCACCTTAGACTCCTTAGCTTTTTGGGCTAAGAGTTTGCGTACACCATCAATAATTGGGTGGTCTTTTGGACGGCAGGTTTCCCGTGCAATCCATCCACCTGCAAAACATACTGCGCCAATAACCAAAGTAATTAAGCTCATTATTCAGTCCTCCTAAAAAAGTATGCGGAAAGACACAGTGTCACAATTGCAATAAACACTAACAGAGATCCATTAAGGGTATCTCTGAGATCTGGATCACCCCCCCTCCGGTAGTTAGGGTCAACTTTTCGCAGTGCTGCTGCTAGACCTGGTGCACCATCCTTGTAATCGTTTTGTTTATGAAGCACTGTTCCATCTGGAGATTGCACATAGATTGCCACCTCGCCCGTAAGCTCAAAGCCTACCCCAGTGACCGACCAGTGGTTAGAAGGGTAGTCCTGCACCACCGTGATGGTTTTAAAGTCCTTGAGTTCTGGCGCATTTAGTAAGTCATCCCTGATCTGTTTTCTAAGTGCATCTGGGCCAATGATAGTGAGTCTTAGGAACTCACTATCATCCGGTATACCCGTGTTTCCCATGAGTTGGAGCGCACTCTCCTTAGTAATCGCCCTTCCATTGTGGTAATAGGACTCTGGCCTACCCTTCATCTCAGATAGATCAATACCATAATTAGCGATCTTTTTTATAGGAAATAATTCCAAATATTTTTCTGGGATGGGGGTTGGCAACTCAGATGTTTTAAAATCACCTGTTGGGGTCATCTCCAGATACACCCTCTCAGGTATTTTAAAAACACCTACCTGCACAGTGTCCTGGTATAGTGCCACCTGACGCGAATCGTCAGTGGGCACCCAACTAAATATGAAATAGGCGAATAACAGCATGGGAACTCCTAGCGTGGTACGGGTGGTGGTGGTGGTGCGAGCCATACGAAGGCCCATCCATTAGAATCATTAGTCCATCTAACCTTAAACTCTTCTGGTGTCATCCAAATCAACTCTCCAGCAGTGCCGTTATTGTCCCATATAGCTGCCCATTTATCGTCTAGGTGGGCTAGGCATACCATGTGCGCAATGGTGCCAGAATAGCGCACCTTGTCGCGTCCTGCGTAGGTAACTGCTGGCATACGACCAGTCTTCAAAGCTAGCCTTAGGAGGTCTAGTTCCTTACCCTCGTACTGCACATACTCTGGGGTATTTATTGAGATAGACTGGGAGTATTCTTTGAGTTGTTTATCAACCTTACTGGGGTAACCGCCTCCAGGCTTATTTGCACACCAACTGCGTAGGCCTCTAACCGTCTCCAGGTTAGACCACCTAGCTGCCATTTCAATAGAGGACATTACACACATACCCGCACCATCCACCCTAGACCCAATATTGGGAAGGTGCTGTGAGAGTGGGTAGTCAATTTGCAATGGTGTGGAACCGTCTGGAGCGATAGAACCACCTAGGCTAATAGACTCAACTGAGTCCTCTAGGTCTGTGCCCCATGGTCGTTTGGGTTTAGGCTCATCCGGTTTAATTGGCAGTGGTGCTGGTGGCGTAATCTTTGGCCTAAGCAGTGGAATAGGGTCAAACTTCAGTGTGCCAAAATAGACCTCGTTGGCTAGAACTAGGCCTACCACAATAACTAGCATTCCCATAACTTTGTTCATGCGGATCTCCTATTGGTTAGAAGGAACAAAACAAAGAACGCAATACCTCCCATAGTCACTCCGTCCTTAAATCCCCACCAATATATTCTATCAATAGTCCACTTTAAAGGTAGCAAAATATCCTCTAATAACTCAATTGGGGGTAGATCCTGAGGTGTCATGTTCACTCCATTTCCCCAGCGGACACTTTTCAGTGGTCCAACTGGACTTGGTGTTTAAAAAACAACCACAAACTCCACATTTATCTTCTTTTTTAAATTCACAGGCATCACACACACTTAGGCGCGATTCAACCACGGTCATGGGAACCCGTGTGCAACCTGCGAATCCCCATTTCACAATGGAGGATATGAGAGATCCGGTTTGCTCTAGCATAGGTGGTACGACTATTGGCTCATCATCATCCCATGCCCGCCTGATGCGGTCATTGTGGTGATAATGCCAACACATCTGACACTGGGAGATGTCGTACACAGAGTCGGGTATCACATTATTACAAGTACATGGTCTTGCCATTTTTAGCTCATCCATAATGAGAAGGAATTGTAGCCCATACTAGACCCAACAAAGGTTACTGTCACTGTCTGACCTGCGGTAAGTGCGGTAGTTCCAGTATCTGGCATACTGGTGGTAGCGGTTTTTATAACGGTTGTATCGACCTTTAAGCTGATGCTAACTTCAGACCCGCCCATCATGTCGTACGCATACATGGAGTAGTTAAGGGTCCCTGTATTTCCTGCGGTGAATACCAGTGTTTCGGGTGATCCATAGGAATACATTTGGCCTGTTAGTTGGCTTCCTGAGTTGTCACCGCTACCACTGTAGCTAGCACTGTTAGAATTGCTAACCAAGTTGAATGGTACAGAAGGATGCAATATAACACTAGCTGTAGCACCTGCACCGTTTGATGTTATAGCTCGTATTAGGACGGTGTTATCTGACCCAACGGTCATACTGTACACAGAGATTGTGCCGGGTGAGGAACTGTAGGTACTCTGCCATGATCCACCGTTCACATTGTATTCGTAATCTGTAATATACGAACCACCATCAGAGATAGGTGCACTAAAAGTAACTGTCCCAGGCATCATGGAACCATCCCCAGATGTACTAGCTGTGATAACAGGTGCGGATGGGGTTGAGGATGGTGCGTTGTAGGTGAACAGTGTGTTAGCTGCGTTGGTACCACTGGGTGTGGTAACTAGAACACTAGTTGCACCAGCGGTTCCAGCAGGTGATGTTGCGGTAATGGTGGTTTCATTTACCACGGTTACACTTGTTGCTGCAACCCCGCCTATGGTAACCGCAGTAGCTCCGGTTAGGTTAGTTCCAGTAATAGTCACGGTGGTGGCACCTGCTGTAGAACCTCCTGATGGGGAGATACTAGTCACAGTAGGTGCTGGTGGTAATGGTAGAGAAGTAGCACTCACCTGTGCTGTACCATTGGCGTACCCGGTGCGTGTGGTGTTCACTGTCACGGTGGAGGAGGTGTTAGCTGCAACCCCTGTTACCGTGATCTTCCCAGTACTGTTAATAGTAGCAGTGCCCACAGACGCAGATGGGGTGTACACGCTAATACCGTTGTAGCTGGTCACTTGCACCGTGAACCCGGTGGTGGTTGGAGTTGGTGTGCCAAAGGTTATTGCATCGTCTGTTAATGGGGTCGGTACGGCACTTCCCCAAGTAATGGTAGCCGTGTAATCTACATTGTTAGTTGTAAAGGTGTAAGTGTTAGTGCCGTTAGGTGTGATTTCCCCGGCTATTAAAGGTATAGAAGTACTCACAATTCCTCTGATACTGAATCCCCAACTAACAGTCCCATTTATATTTCGATACACCATCAACATTCTATCCGCATTTCTCCAGTCCAGAGTGTGGTATCCGTTAGTCACATAGGAAAGAACCCAATTACCTGGGTTTCCGTTGGACAGTGTATCTTCAAATACCAAGTTGTAGGTGTTGCCAGAATAGCTAAGTGTTCCCGTGAGAGGCACACACATTGTGAGACTTGTAGAAGGAACCCGTGTAGGAGTTGTAGGAGTTGTCGGGGAGCAATACCTGTGCCATGCAAAACTGTTCCAGAACCATGCCCTACCTGCAAAGGAGTAGATCTCATTTAGAATAGGGGATAGTGGGAACTCAAAGGGGTTAGAGTTGGTATTGGGTGGTGCCAAACAGGTCCCTGTTTGCACCCCACTAGGTGTGGGTGTGGTAGATGTGTTAGTGCAACCTAGCACGAGGACCCTCCTCCCCATTCTATCAAATTTACTTACAACAAAGTAACTGCCGTTATTGTTGTATTGTGGTCTATCCCAGTTCACAATACTAATCATCTCACCTATGGCAGGGTTTAAATCCGCACTGTTGTAATTAAAGATGTCTAAAATTGTAAATGTTAGCGTAAAATTTACTTTGTCCAACTCCCAAGCATGTATATAGGGCGCAAGGAACAATGTGCCACCTTGGGTGGTTATCCCTGGGCCAGTTGGTCCAGCTATATCTGAATCCAAACTTCCAAAGTCCCACCCTGCTCTACAATCGGTGGTAAGTACCGGGGTTGTTGGTACCACTGGAAAAGTTGTATTTGTAGGGGGTACATAGGGTGGTGGGTACACGGCTTCAGGTGGATAACAGTACAGACTACTGTTGCTCAAGCGTATCGCGTAGCCCGCAGGACCTGTTGGGGTCTTAATATATATGTCTTGGCCAGCTATGTCGGTTTGTGCAGGGACTGTAATAACAGCCTGTGTGTCGGATGTAACTGAAATAGTCAACCCTGGAATACTGGTGGTGGTTACCCCTGTGAAGTTAAACCCGGTAAGGGTAATGGTTCCACCATTGTCGTATATGCAGGGTGATGTCTGAACATTAGAAACCGTAGGCATAGGCTCAGGAAACTTCTCTAGTGTCACTGAGATGTACGCAGTGGTTTTAATCATTGCGGTTGGTGCAGGTGTCCACCAGCTATCCTTCCCATAGGGGTTATTCCCACCTGTTGCACACTGACCCCCATAGGTAGAGTTCAATTTATAAACTTGAGCCGGTGGCCACACATACTTTCCTGCCAATAAGTCAAAGTCATATCCAAGATAAATACTATACTTAGGCCAAAATGATTGACATGCACGGGTCATCTGCCCAGCACTGTTGTACTGTGCCGATATGTACTCTTGCCCATGTTGAGCGTAGGTGGGGTTTTGTGCAGTTACATATACCGATTCATAGCCACCAAGACCCATAACCTCAGGGCTTAAAGTGAAGGATGGTCTAGCTGCCTTAATCGCTGTGAATGTATCCTTCCGTGACAAGCTTATATTTAAGCTGTCTACACCATCTGCGTTATTGTACTCGCCAATTACAAAATTAGGTCGGCTAGAGTAAGCTTCCCCTGCGGATGTCTTGTAGTCAAAGGTGACAGGGTAGTTCAAGTACCTAGCCCCACCACGCCAACTTCCACCCCCCATATTTAGACCAGAGACATCACTTATCTTAATACCACGGGACCCCCAAACTTGATTACTTGCACTGTTCCCGTTTACGGTTAGTGCTGAAACATAATCGGTACTGATTGTGTACCACATGTACCCTTTGAAACCAGCAGGAGGTGCAAAGCTGACAGAAGCTGTTCCGTCCTCTCCATCGCCTACAGTTTCAACAACTGCATTAAACTGCTGGACTAGTCCGTCCCCTGACCATGAAATGGCTAGACCCCCACTCGCACTAGCACTTACGGTGGGTTGTGGTGGATCTTCCCCAGTTATAAGCCTACCAATTTCTATGGTGATGAATAAAGCTCCAGGCCCTGTGTTACCCGCATCCTTCTCCCATGTTTGTGATATGTTGTTGGATACACCGTAGGAGAAGTTACTGTTGTTCGATCCAACTGGGTACGAGGTTGCAGTACCACCGCTAGGAGCACCATTGATGTTGTTGGATACCCAGTGGTATCCAGCAGGTGCATTGACTGCCCCAATAGTGACGGTTCTGCCACCACCACCAACGGGTATATAAGGGGGATTAAGTGTTGGCATGATATCTCCTAGGTATTAAATTGCACCCATGCGCTGCCGTAGTAGGTGTAGAGTATTGCGTCCGTAGTATTAACCCATCTGTCACCCTGTCCTGGGGAAGTTGGTGCTGTTGAACCCGTGTTAAACAATGTTCCTGATCCACCCCCACTACTTCCTGTAGCGTCTGTAGCATTAATCCACTTGCTGGTGGCGGTGTCATATTTTAAAACTTGTCCGTTGGTGGGTGTTGTAACCACCACATCTGTTAGACCAGTTAATACGGTTGATCCTCCACCGCTGCCTGTTGCATCGGTGTCGTTAATCCATTTACTAGTGGAGGCGTTGTATTTTAGAACCTGTCCGTTAGCAGGTGTGGTAAGCACCACATCCGTAAGTCCAAGTAGTGCCGTAGCCCCACTACTACCAGTTGCATCCGTATCATTAACCCATTTACTAGTTGATGTGTTGTACTTTAAAACCTGCCCGTTAGATGGTGTTGTGATAACAACATCAGTTAAGGCTACTAGGGTGCTAGACCCACCACCAACCAATGCATCACCGTCCACAATAAGAATAGGTGTCCCAGTTTGGTCAGCGCACCATAGTTGTTTATCTGGAATATTTATGCAGATCTCAAATGGTACTAGATCCGTGGATAGGGGAACCTTACCCGCAACAATACTGCGTCTAGGTTTAATAATGTCTGTGTAGGACAGGTCTAGCTCTAGTATGGCTGGTATAAGCCCAGGTGCGCCAAAGCTGATGAGCACATGTGCCCCTGACGAGAATGTCAGGGCACTGAATATCACATAACCACTGGCGTTAGTAACTAGGGTGGTGGTACCACTGACATTTGCACCAGATGCGGTTGCAACTATGCTCACACCGTCTAATGGTATGGAGTTATTGGAGGAGTCTTTTAGTTGCAGCTTAATAGGTATCTGGAGGGTTCTATTGATGATCGCAGTGGTAGGTATAGGCGTTGATGTGATAACTAACTTAGATGCGTTCGATATTGAAAATGTGATTGAGGATATTACATTCAAATTAGTCGTGGTAAACGACAGTGATGCTGGTGCAATGTCTAGGGTGCTATTAGACGAGTCCGGCACAAAGCCCAAGTTGGTGAATGCTGCAACACCGCTTACAAACGGTATGGACAGTGTACCGCTTAGGTTATATCCTGCATTACCCACACCCTCAACGACTAGGACCGTACCAACAAAACCCGCATCTACCGTGAACGCATTAGTAACCGTGTCCAGGTTGCCAACTTGGATAACAGGTTGGGTGCTAAGGGTAGCGTTGTACCGTGCGCCCTGTGGCTGAGTTAGTATTTTTAGTGCTTTGATAATAGCCATTAGTAGGAGTCTCCATCAATTACCAGACCTGCGGAACCTGTAGAGGGTGCTCCGGTGGTACCGGGTTGCCAACGACTATTTGTTGCGCTCCAGACTAGGGACTGTCCGTCCACCGCACCATTACGCCCAATTAGGAGTTTTAATGTGCTCATATTGTACTCTAGCGGATAGGTTGGTGTCAACACTTCCATATTATCTTGGGGTCGCCATTCTAATGCGACACTGTCCCAACCTAGTACCTGTCTGTCCGTAGCACCGGATTGTGCAATTTTGAGTACGCTTCCTGCGGGTGTGTAGGTCAGTGGCAGTACAGGGTTTATCCCTAGTCCTGCCCCACCGTTGGATACAGAGGTTGCCATGTAGGACGCTAAGTAGTTATCAATGTTTTGGAATGTTCCTGAGTCACTCCACCAGCTTTGGTTTGGTGCAAGCTCGCCATCAAACATATATCCTTGTAGGTCGGTGGAGCTTGGTGGTCCAAACCCTAATTTTATACGCACTGTTTTTGAACTGGAGTTATAAACACAAATTTGCTTGATTACGGTGGCTATGAAACCACCTGCTATAGGCAGCTTATAGATAGAGCTTACGCCTGTGCCGTTAGTGATCTTTTGAGCGATCTGTTCATCAATTCCCCAGGTTGTTTGCCCGGTCACACCGTGCGACATGGTCACATGCACATGGTCATCAGCCGTGAGTGTTTGCACCCCGGTTGGTGCAACGACTATAGAAATCTCCTCGATGTTTTCACTGTCTAGAACTATTACAGAAGGGTAGCTTAACAAGAAAGCTTCTGAGAATCTCCACACCTTTAATGAGGGTATGTCCATGTCAATCATACAGGTGTCGATGTAGTTGAGTGGATCATCTAGCTTACCCGCATCCGTGCCTGGTAATAGGGTGATGTTGGTGTAGGTTCTAATCCGAAGACTGTAGGTCTGTGCGGTGATTGCGTTATTATAAAGGTAGATTTCCTTGACCACACGCTTACCTTCGGTGGCGTACTCCACCAAGGTATTCACACTGTTTGTTGAAGGAACACTGTAGAAAATACGCTCGTAGTTCTCCTCACCACCACCGTCTGGATAGTTGTTGGAGTCGGTAGTAAACTCCATTAAATGGGTCGTTGCGGTTACATTACACGCAACACCTTGGGATTTAATATATAACCTTGTTTTTGGGCCTAGTATTAGAGTTTTCATAGTCCAAAAAAGCTCCTTCTTTGGGCCGAGTTGTTAGGCCTTGGTTTTAGGGTTAGTGCGTTACCGTTCATATAAAAGAGTCCGTTTGTGCCTAGTTCGAGTGCAAGGTAGGGGTTTGCAGAATTTGCAATACTTTTGAGAACTAGGCCTGTGCCTGTAATAGTCCTTACAGCTAGTGCGGGGTTCTGTGTGGTGCCCGTGTTGAATAGACCACCCGTAATATCTGCTGTGGTTGGGTTTACAGTTGGTCCAGCGGGACCGACTGCCCCGCTAGCCCCAGTTGGACCACTTGCTCCCCTAAGATTTACAGGTGTTCCCCAAGGATCTGTTCCTGAAGTGGTTTTTGGACCAAACAAATAACTACCAACATACTCACCGCTGGAGGTATTAAGTATTGTAATGTGGAGATCACCAACAGCACCTAGGGAGGAGGACGGATCGTCTGGAATAGCTGTATTTGCATTGATTGTTGCGTAGTGGATCATCTGACCCGACTGAGGCCCAGCCACACCTTGGATACCTTGGATTCCTTGTACCCCTTCTGTTCCTTTTAGCTCAATGTAGGTGCTAGTAGGCCATGCGTTGTTAGCCTTTGGACCGTACCACCGTACTGAGTAGCTAGAGTTTAATAGTAGGAAGTCCCCGTTGTTTCCAATGTAGTTGTAGTTGGTATTTGGAGGCATGGTGGTGACATCACCAACATGATCTATTTTGCGAATTAGGTTGGATGTTGATAAACCCTGTGCGCCCGTATTTCCCATTACACCCTGAACACCTTGTACGCCTTGTATTCCAGCAGCCCCAGTATTTCCAATAGGCCCAACTAAATTTACAGGTGCTTGGATGCTTGTCCATTTGTTGTTCAAACAACCACTACACTTAGGCCCATACAGATAGTGTCCGATGGTGTCGATGTAGAAGTCACCAGAGTGCCCTAGTCCTTGCGGTGGTACACCCTCACCCCATAGGATAGTAGGCCTAGAGTGGTCATGTGGAACACCTGCAACCCAGTTAACACCATCAAAAACTAAAACCTCACCAGCATTGGCATCTATACCAAAGGCTAGAACCTGTGCGACAGAATCCCAGTATAAGGGGGTGTTTGCAGTGATTTTTGCGCTGGGTAAATCCGACACATTCCACGCCTTAGTGGTTTGGTTCCATAGGAGGGTTTGGTTGGTTTTTGTACCGTCCCCGATTTTAAGTGTGGATGTGCCACTCGTCCAGTTGAGTGGTGATGTTGCGTTTAATTCTTTTACCGTGTTGGAGTTAGCCCAGTTTACACCGTTGAATACTAGTGCTTGTCCGTTGACAGGTGCGGTGATGACCACATCAGATAGGGAGTCTATGGTGATTTCACCATTGATCCACTTGGTGCCGTTGTAGGTTAGTACCTCACCCGTTTTAGAGGAGGCTAGTGTGACATCCGTGAGTCCTGAGAGTACTGCGTTAGGTGTGATAAACTCCCACGCCTTACTAGTGTTGTTCCAGGTCATTACCTGACCTGTCACACTCCCACTAGACAGTGCGATGGTGATACTACCCGCAGTGGTTACACTTACTGGGTAGGTTCCGACTAGATTTGCTGGTTCACCCTGTTCACCCTTAGCAACTAGTAGATCCCAGTTAAGAGTCGTGTTTGGTGTGATGTTTAGGGTGTTGTTGATTTCACAAATATAAATACCACCCAGGTAGTACACCACCGCGCCCTTGGAGTAGTTTACTAGGCTGCTCCATGTTCCATTCCATTCCATCCCTGCGGTGCCATCAGCACCAGCAGGACCACCTATTCCATTTTGTCCAGAAGCCCCTAGAAGGGACACACCTGAACCCCATGCACCACTTACCTTAGGCCCAAACAACTTGGGTGCACCAGTACCCGCCATCTGCATATAGAAGTCACCGTCCACACCATTTTCAACTATAGGTGCACCCGTACCAGAGAGTATGGACTTCGCTGCTACGCTAGTGCTAGCTACCCAGTTAGTGCCGTTGTAGGTGAGCACATTGCCTGTTACCGCATCTGGAACACTAAATGAGATTGTGGATGTTGCAGAGTTCCAATTGATGGGAGAATCTGCAATTATGTTAGCCACACCGCTACCGGAACCGCCAGAACCCTTGAGTGCAACGAGTCCCCAGTCAGCAGCATTTGAGGGGCTATTGGAAGTGGATTTTAGTGAGACATAGCTCGAACCACCGGACTCTACCACTGAGCCAATGGGGTAGGTGGTACCTGATGCCCAGGTTCCCTTCCACTCTAGTCCGGCTGTTCCAGAAGGGCCACTAGGACCGACTGGACCAGCTAAACCCAATAGACTTACACCTGCTCCCCATCCTTGTGAGGTGGTATAACCACCGTACAATCTACCTGTGAGGAGGTTGATGTAGAAGTCTCCTTCCCTGCGCTCTAATGAGCTAGGGAAGAGGCTAGTTGGTGCTTCATTACCATAAAATATTTTTGAACCTGCGGGTCCAACCGTACCAACACCGGGAATACCCTGAGCACCAATGTCCCCTGTTTCACCCTTGAGGCTAATTGCACCACCCCAACTAGAAACACCCCCAGTGGTCGTTCTAGGCCCATATAAGCTCTTGGTAGTAGTATGTAGGTAATAGTCCCCATCGTTTGCTGTAGTGCTACTGGTGGGCACACTAGAACCGGATAGGAAGGATGCACCGCGCACGCCCTGGGTTCCACTAGGCCCAATCGGACCTGCAACTCCAACCCCACCACTAGGCCCAGCGGGTCCAATTGCTCCACCGGATAGGACTCGCACCCATGCACCTACACCACCTGCATATTTCCAGATGTGTAGATAACTGTTGAGTGTGTCAAACCAAAATGCCTTTGCTGTGGTTGGGTTAACAGGATCTGCGGGTTGTGTGTTCTGGATGATGTAATCAGCACCCGTGGACAACAACACACCCCCAATATAGAGGTTGTTGGTGTTGGTGGAATAAGCTGGTTCACCTACTAAATAAGCACCCGCTAGTGAGTTGGCTTCAACGACAGAACTTGGTCCATTTTTAAATTGGATATTCATTTTAAGCCTCTTTAATGACTATTTTGGTGGAGGAACCGGAGCACGCAAGAGGGTCTAGATTTCCATCTGCAAATACTATTTTAAAAGGTGTGCAAACACAGGTCATCCCGGTGACAAGGTGCACCTCTGGTTTTGCAACATTCACAATGTCTTTAATAATCAAGTTGAAACTGTTGTTTGCACTGGTGGTTAGCTTGACCTGCACAATATCTTTAGTGGGTCCAAACTGGTCGTGAATACCTGCCCAACCACCATCAAAGGCTGACTGCTGTAGTGGGATCACCACATCCTTTAAGTATTTGCAAGAATCGGGAGGTGTCTCAAAGGTTAGGACTAGGTTTGCGGGTATGTTGCAGAGTGTGCCACCGCAATCAAAGGTTGCATCCACTGCGTCACTGATACATACAGCGGTGTTTGGTATTAGTCCACCACTTGTACCGGGTATATTGATGGGAATACTGGTAAACATCCCCAGGGTGAAGATACCACCAACCTCGTCTAGCTTCTGATCGCACGCCACTGCCCTAGGTGCAGGGTAGGGTTGGGAGTCCACACACCTCATATTCATGTACCAGTTTTGGTTCTGGAGTAGCTGTTCATCGGAGTCGTAGGAGTTTACCTTCTCTACGATCACGGTGGCGTACGCAGGGCTTTTTGCAGTTTTTGCAAAGGTTAGTCTTCCCCAACACTGCGCGCAACCTTGGCAGGTGAAAGACTTCCCACCGTTGATCTGTCTAGATGTTACCTTGCTACCGTTCCAATACACCGTGACCATAGCTTGTGTTTGGAAGTGGTAATCGAGCGCAACATTTCCCACCGCATTACCTAGGCAGAATTTGACCACATAGGGTGGCTTGTGGTAGTTCGGGTAATCGGCTGGGATTGCATTAGAGGGTAGGGTGGTGCTCTGTGTTTGCACCGCAGAGTAGGGGAGGAACATGCTAGAGTTTCCAAACCCATACAGTTGGGATGTCACACTACCAGCTTGCATACCCTTGCACTGACCACATGGGGCAGCATCTGCATCACAACCGGATTCATCACCTAGGTAGGACTCAATAAATATGTCTTGTGGTTGCTCGTTGTACGGTGCCCTAGCCACCTTAGTAGCTATGTTAGCTATGTCGTACATCACATAATCGAACATGCCCGTAGGATCTACCTGCTCAATACCATTGAGGATCAGATTAACATCAGACATCTGGTACAGAATCCAGTCGTTCTTATACACCTCTATGTAGTTCTTTATCTGGAGTTGGCTAAACTCCTTGTCCGTCTTATTAGAGGGTTTTTTGGCATAGTCAGGGCACTGGTTGACCTTAG